ACAGGTGAGCCGTGTAGTTGAAGGTTTTTACGTCAGATTCTTTTGGGATTGGCTTGCGTTTATTTCTGGAGCGTTTCGTTGGAAGGTATTTGCAGTTTTCGCAGATGATGTCGGTGAAACTTCGTCGCTGTCGTCTCATGCCGCCCTCCTGACGCCCTGCCCGATCGCCATCAATGCCGCTTTGGATACAGTAGTAAACATTCGTCGAGGACTGATGAACGGTCGCCAAATCAGCAGCATGGAGCCTTTGCTGTTTCCCTTCTTCTCCAGCCCTGTCGATGGTTCGATAAAATTAATCCGTCCATCAGTGATGATGCGAACTTCGTCGACACTCTCCAGAGCCTTGCTGAACCATCCGACTGACATATCCTCTGGCACAAGCATCACTACCGTCTGTCGCTGTTGTATGCACTGCTCAGCGGCTTTTTCCACCCACGGCCTGATATTGCTGTACGGTGGGTTATTCCAGATTGCACCGTGGCTTACCCACTCAGAATTGAGCGCGTCGTCGACCTCAGTTAGCCAGTGAGCGCACAGAGCGTTTTTGTCGCTCGCAGCTGAATCCAGCCAGAATCCAAACTCAATATCCAGTGCATCAAAAAGCCAAAGCGGCGTTTGCCAGCAGTCCTTGTCGTGTGCTGGCGTATTTGATTTGATAGTCATGCAGCCCTACCTTTTCGTTGTGACCATTCATACTCTCGCCGGGAGTCATCACTCCACCGCACGTTGCGCTCTGAGCCGAACCAGAACATGATTTCGATAAGCTCAGTCATGTTGGCCTTTCGCATTTTGCTGGTACGCACGCCAAGCATGACAACGCCACCGTCGATACCAGGCGCACTTCTTTGCTCCAGTTTTTTGGTCTTAAGCCACAGGGCAGTGAACAGGTCTTTCCAGCCTTCCGGCGCCAGCCGTTGACCATGCCATAGCACCTGACGCGAAACATCGTTCAGCATCGGCCACATGCGGTCATTCTGCGCTTTGCTGCGCTTGGGTTCTTTAACGTGGACTTCGTGGGGTGACTTGTCGTCGATGGGTAGTGAGAGAATGGCGTCTATGGCGTTATTTCTGATTGCTTCGTTGCGAAGCAGAAAGGTTTGCTTCATCTCCTGCTCTCCGGTTCCATTTTTCAGTAGCCGCAGCAACTGATGGTGCCCATGCCACCCTGGCTTCACAGAGGTCACATTCTGCATAGCCCCACACATCAATATTTATTCCGGCCTCAACCCACAGACGAGCATTACCGCCGCAAAACGGACATTCTTTTAGCTTTGGCTGGGTTAATGATAGGTCGCTCATGCTCACTCCTTCACTTAAAATCCAGACTCCGGATAATTCTGTTGCGCTGAAACTCATTGTTGAGTTTGAACAACCGTCGAAGAACACGGTCACGCGGATAGCGTCGTGCGGCAGGTGAATGCTCATACAACTCATCAAGCGGCAAACTGGACGATGAACGATACCGATACCAACGCACCAACTCTTCACGAAAATTAGCCCTGACAAGCTCAGCTATCGTACTCATTTCTTAAAACCTCCTCAAACGCATTCTGACGCATTTTTCATTCTCGCTGCTTATCGGTATACCTTGCACGTGCTTACCTCACCACAGAGCGATTGTGATGCCTTAAAAGCGATTTATTGAAGTGATATTTGCTTAATCGAAATTCTTTTCTTTGATTCCTGCGGCCCTGATGGCTTTCATTACTGCAATTACCGTTTTGTCACGCCCATCCTCATAACCCATCGCATAAGCACCTTCTTCACCATCTTTCCAAAGGTCGTCATTCGATTCGGGCCAGTCGATATCCAGTTCAATAGCAGAGCGCGATGCCTGCCATATCACCCAGGCAAACTCTTTTAATTCATCGTCTCCCGTGAACTGGCTTTTGTCTTTTGACCACCAGTTTTCAAACTGTCGGTAGCTATCGTTCACTTCCCTCTCCCCCAAATAAAAAGGCCTGCGATTACCAGCAGGCCTGTTATTAGCTCAGTGATGTAGATGGTCATCTTTTAACTCCATATACCGCCAATACCCGTTTCATCGCTGCACTCTGGCGACACTCCTTAAAAATCAGGTTCGTGCTCACCTTTCCTTCCCGTTCTTCCCTGGTAGCAAACCGGTAATACACCGTTCGCCAGACCTTACCTTCGATAACCAGAAGACCTGCCCGTGCCATTTTAGCTGCGGCCTGATTTATGCTGGTTACTGTTGCGCCTGTTAGCGCGGCAACGTCCGGCGCACAGAAGCTATTATGCGTCCCCAGGTAATGAATAATTGCCTCTTTGCCCGTCATACACTTGCTCCTTTCAGTCCGAACTTAGCTTTAATTTCTGCGATCTTCGCCAGCGCCTGAACACGATTTAGAGGTCTGCCGCCCATGACAGGAAGTTGTTTTACTGGTTCAGGTATCGCCTCACCACGGTTAATTCGCGCTGTCATACAGGTCAGTTCATCGGCAGCCTTGCGTCGTAATTCCGCGTCAGTCAGCGCATTGGCCCGCATGTTCTGGTACAGGTTGGTAACCAGCCAGTAGTGCGCGTTCGATTTCCACGGATAAGACTCTGCATCCGGATACAGGCCTCGCTTCCGGCAATACTCGTAAACCATATCAACCAGCTCGCTGACGTTTGGCAGTCCGGCGATAACGGATGCTTCTTCCCGGCACCATGCAACAAACTGCCCGGGTGATGGAAGAAATGGTCGATTCTGCCGACGGGCTACGCGCATTCCTGCGTTAACCTGTTCCATCGAGGTGATCCCGTTTTCCCGGAAAGCCAGAACCCACTGGCGGCGGATTTCGTTCACTTCGTTCTGGTCACGGTTAGCCAGGCTCGCCGGGAAAGTTGCCAGTAACTGGCTGAACACACCGTTGATGATCTGCGCTACCTGCTGTACCTGCGGCTTTTCGTCGTACTGTTCCGGCATGTTGTTGGCGATCCGACGCATCTGCTCACGGTCAAAGTTAACCATCTGTGCGGCGATGTTTTTCATAGATCCACCCCGTAAATCCAGTCTGTGTTTGTCAGGTCGAGTTTTGGTTTGCTGGCTGTCACGCCTGCCTGTTGCTTGTTACGGTTGATTTCGAGTTGGGTCCACTTATCGCGGAGTTTGGCCGGGCTCAGCACGTTACCGGACCAGAAGTTGTCCTGGCATGCCCAGCGGAACAGCACGCACATGTCGCGGTGGTTACGTCCGTCACGTTCACGCATCAGGCGGATATCGTTAGCCCACCCTGCAAAATTCGGTTTTCTGGCTGATGGCGCGATGGTCTTCACCATGTCAAACATCCACTCTGCGGCGGTCAGGTCTTCTGCTGTCCCCCACTTGCTGCCGCTCTGAATTGCAGCATCCGGTTTCACCACAGAAAGGTCGTTTTCTGGCTGGTCAGAGGATTCGCCAGAATTCTCGGACGAATAATCTTTTCTTTTTTCTTTTGTAATAGTGTCTTTTGTGTCCCCCTGTTTTGAGGGATAGCAATCCCCTAATTTGAGGGATGTTTTATCCCTCGTTTTAGGGGATTTTCCCTCGTTTTGAGGGATGTCCCTCATTTTAGGGGAACCTCCCTCGTTTTGAGGGATGCACCATTCTGAGATGTTTTTATTTGGTCCAAACATGCCGCCTTGCTGCTTGATAATATTCATTCTGACGAGTTCTAACTTGGCTTCATTGCACCGTTTGACAGGTAACTTTGTAATCTCGCTAAGTTGAGAATCGGTGATTCTGTCCATTGGTTTATTCCACCCATAGGTTTTACGCAGAATGGCAAGCAGCACTTTAAACTGTCGCTTGGTCAGATCTGCGCCTGAATAAGCCTCAATCAGCATATTTGATAGTCTGGCGTAACCATCATCGAGATCTGCCACATTACGCTCCTGTTCGGCAAAGTTACCTCTGCCGAAGTTGAGTATTTTTGCTGTATTTGTCATAATGACTCCTGTTGATAGATCCAGTAATGACCTCAGAACTCCATCTGGATTTGTTCAGAACGCTCGGTTGCCGCCGGGCGTTTTTTATTGGTGAGAATCGCAGCAACTTGTCGCGCCAATCGAGCCATGTCGTCGTCAACGACCCCCCATTCAAGAACAGCAAGCAGCATTGAGAACTTTGGAATCCAGTCCCTCTTCCACCTGCTGATCTGCGACTTATCAACGCCCACAGCTTCCGCTGTCTTCTCAGTTCCAAGCATTGCGATTTTGTTAAGCAACGCACTCTCGATTCGTAGAGCCTCGTTGCGTTTGTTTGCACGAACCATATGTAAGTATTTCCTTAGATAACAATTGATTGAATGTATGCAAATAAATGCATACACCATAGGTGTGGTTTAATTTGATGCCCTTTTTCAGGGCTGGAATGTGTAAGAGCGGGGTTATTTATGCTGTTGTTTTTTTGTTACTCGGGAAGGGCTTTACCTCTTCCGCATAAACGCTTCCATCAGCGTTTATAGTTAAAAAAATCTTTCGGCCTGCATGAATGGCCTTGTTGATCGCGCTTTGATATACGCCGAGATCTTTAGCTGTCTTGGTTTGCCCAAAGCGCATTGCATAATCTTTCAGGGTTATGCGTTGTTCCATACAACCTCCTTAGTACATGCAACCATTATCACCGCCAGAGGTAAAATAGTCAACACGCACGGTGTTAGATATTTATCCCTTGCGGTGATAGATTTAACGTATGAGCACAAAAAAGAAACCATTAACACAAGAGCAGCTTGAGGACGCACGTCGCCTTAAAGCAATTTATGAAAAAAAGAAAAATGAACTTGGCTTATCCCAGGAATCTGTCGCAGACAAGATGGGGATGGGGCAGTCAGGCGTTGGTGCTTTATTTAATGGCATCAATGCATTAAATGCTTATAACGCCGCATTGCTTGCAAAAATTCTCAAAGTTAGCGTTGAAGAATTTAGCCCTTCAATCGCCAGAGAAATCTACGAGATGTATGAAGCGGTTAGTATGCAGCCGTCACTTAGAAGTGAGTATGAGTACCCTGTTTTTTCTCATGTTCAGGCAGGGATGTTCTCACCTGAGCTTAGAACCTTTACCAAAGGTGATGCGGAGAGATGGGTAAGCACAACCAAAAAAGCCAGTGATTCTGCATTCTGGCTTGAGGTTGAAGGTAATTCCATGACCGCACCAACAGGCTCCAAGCCAAGCTTTCCTGACGGAATGTTAATTCTCGTTGACCCTGAGCAGGCTGTTGAGCCAGGTGATTTCTGCATAGCCAGACTTGGGGGTGATGAGTTTACCTTCAAGAAACTGATCAGGGATAGCGGTCAGGTGTTTTTACAACCACTAAACCCACAGTACCCAATGATCCCATGCAATGAGAGTTGTTCCGTTGTGGGGAAAGTTATCGCTAGTCAGTGGCCTGAAGAGACGTTTGGCTGATCGGCAAGGTGTTCTGGTCGGCGCATAGCTGATAACAATTGAGCAAGAATCTTCATCGAATTAGGGGAATTTTCACTCCCCTCAGAACATAACATAGTAAATGGATTGAATTATGAAGAATGGTTTTTATGCGACTTACCGCAGCAAAAATAAAGGGAAAGATAAGCGCTCAATAAACCTGTCTGTTTTCCTTAATTCTCTGCTGGCTGATAATCATCACCTGCAGGTTGGCTCCAATTATTTGTATATTCATAAAATCGATGGAAAAACTTTTCTCTTTACCAAAACAAATGACAAGAGTCTGGTTCAGAAGATAAATCGCTCTAAAGCTTCAGTTGAAGATATTAAGAATAGCCTCGCAGATGACGAATCATTGGGATTCCCATCTTTTTTGTTTGTTGAAGGCGACACCATTGGTTTTGCCAGAACTGTTTTCGGGCCGACCACATCCGATCTGACAGATTTTTTAATCGGGAAAGGAATGTCATTAAGCAGTGGAGAGCGCGTTCAGATAGAGCCACTGATGAGGGGAACCACCAAAGACGATGTTATGCATATGCATTTCATCGGCCGAACAACGGTGAAGGTAGAAGCCAAGCTACCTGTATTTGGCGATATATTAAAGGTCTTAGGGGCAACAGATATTGAAGGGGAGCTTTTTGACTCATTGGATATAGTCATTAAGCCAAAATTTAAAAGGGATATAAAAAAGGTTGCCAAGGATATTATTTTTAACCCGTCACCTCAATTTTCAGACATTAGCCTGCGGGCAAAAGATGAGGCCGGAGATATTTTAACAGAACATTATCTATCAGAAAAAGGCCATCTCTCAGCGCCTCTGAACAAGGTCACCAATGCTGAGATAGCTGAAGAGATGGCATATTGCTACGCAAGAATGAAAAGTGATATACTGGAATGTTTTAAAAGGCAGGTGGGCAAAGTTAAGGATTAATTATCAGGAGTAATTATGCGGAACAGAATCATGCCTGGTGTTTACATAGTAATAATTCCTTACGTTATCGTAAGCATTTGCTATCTCCTTTTCCGCCACTACATTCCTGGTGTTTCTTTTTCAGCTCATAGAGATGGTCTTGGGGCGACATTGTCATCATATGCAGGAACCATGATTGCAATCCTGATTGCTGCCTTGACGTTTCTAATCGGAAGCAGAACGCGCCGACTGGCCAAGATTAGAGAGTATGGGTATATGACATCGGTAGTTATTGTCTATGCCCTTAGTTTTGTTGAGCTTGGAGCTTTGTTTTTCTGCGGGTTATTGCTTCTTTCCAGCATAAGCGGCTACATGATACCCACTATCGCCATCGGCATTGCCTCTGCATCGTTCATTCATATATGCATCCTTGTTTTCCAACTATATAATTTGACCAGAGAACAAGAATAACCCGGCCTCAGCGCCGGGTTTTCTTTGCCTCACGATCGCCCCCAAAACACATAACCAATTGTATTTATTGAAAAATAAATAGATACAACTCACTAAACATAGCAATTCAGATCTCTCACCTACCAAACAATGCCCCCCTGCAAAAAATAAATTCATATAAAAAACATACAGATAACCATCTGCGGTGATAAATTATCTCTGGCGGTGTTGACATAAATACCACTGGCGGTGATACTGAGCGCATCAGCAGGACGCACTGACCACCATGAAGGTGACGCTCTTAAAAATTAAGCCCTGAAGAAGGGCAGCATTCAAAGCAGAAGGCTTTGGGGTGTGTGATACGAAACGAAGCATTGGCCGGAAGTGCGATTCCGGATTAGCTGCCAATGTGCCAATCGCGGGGGGTTTTCGTTCAGGACTACAACTGCCACACACCACCAAAGCTAACTGACAGGAGAATCCAGATGGATGCACAAACACGCCGCCGCGAACGTCGCGCAGAGAAACAGGCTCAATGGAAAGCAGCAAATCCCCTGTTGGTTGGGGTAAGCGCAAAACCAGTTAACCGCCCTATTCTCTCGCTGAATCGCAAACCGAAATCACGAGTAGAAAGCGCACTAAATCCGATAGACCTTACAGTGCTGGCTGAATACCACAAACAGATTGAAAGCAACCTGCAACGTATTGAGCGCAAGAATCAGCGCACATGGTACAGCAAGCCTGGCGAATGCGGCATAACATGCAGTGGACGCCAGAAAATTAAGGGAAAATCGATTCCTCTTATCTAGTTACTTAGATATTGGCCTTGGCTTTATCTCAATATTATATGGATCATAGCTGGCAACTAATTCAGTCCAGTAAATATCCTCAATAGGGAATAATATATGCTTCCCATTCCATCGGGAAAAAGTTTTGTTCAACACACCAAGCTCAATCAACTCACTAATGTATGGGAATTGTTTTGATGTAACCACATACTTCCTGCCTTCATTAAGGGCTGCGCACAAAACCATAGATTGCTCTTCTGTAAGGTTTTGAATTACTGATCGCACTTTATCGTTTTGCATCTTAATGCGTTTTCTTAGCTTAAATCGCTTATATCTGGCGCTGGCAATAGCTGATAATCGATGCACATTAATTGCTAGCGAAAATGCAAGAGCAAAGACGAAAACATGCCACACATGAGGAATACCGATTCTCTCATTAACATATTCAGGCCAGTTATCTGGGCTTAAAAGCAGAAGTCCAACCCAGATAACGATCATATACATGGTTCTCTCCAGAGGTTCATTACTGAACACTCGTCCGAGAATAACGAGTGGATCCATTTCTATACTCATCAAACTGTAGGGGTTGTAATAGTTTATCCGATTTCTCGCTGTAGGGGTACACGAGAACCACCGAGCCTGATGTGGTTAAAAGACAGGCATACTAATAAACACTGCACTGTGTATTCATTCCAACGAGTGAATACACTGAGCAATGTCGCTCGTAACTAAACAGGAGCCGACTTGTTCTGATTATTGGAAATCTTCTTTGCCCTCCAGTGTGAGGGCGATTTTTTTGACGGAGGATATATGAGTGAAGTAACAGATTTAGTTGTTATTGAAAAAGCAAATGCAATGACTGTATTTCAGTCTGCCGACCAGATTGAAGAAATCCTTCAAAAGGTTGAACGTGAAGTTATGTCCTTTGTGCCTGATATCACAACGGCAAAGGGCAGAAAGGAGATCGCTTCTCTGGCGTATAAAGTTGCGCAGACGAAAACATATCTCGATGGTCTTGGCAAAGACCTTGTTGCTGAACTGAAGGAAATTCCAAAGCTAATTGATGCCAACCGCAAGACAGTGCGCGATCGCCTTGATGAACTGAAAGCCAAGGCACGCCAGCCTCTTACTGATTATGAGGAAGAACAGGCGCGAATTAAAGCCGAAGAAGAAGCTAAGGCAGCAGCTGAAGCTCTCGCAAAGCAAATTGAGTCTGACCATGAAATAGCGATTTTGATGGATCGCGAATTTGACCGCCAAAGAGAAGAGGCAAGACTCAAAGCGGAGCAGGAAAAGCGAGAGCATGAAGAACGCTTAAAAAGAGAAGCTGAAGAGAAAGCCAGAGCAGAAGCCGAAGCAAAGGCAAAAGCCGAAATTGAAGCAGCAGCAAGGCGAGAAGCAGAAGCTAAGGCCGCAGCGGAACGTGCAGAGCGTGAACGCATTGAAGCCGAGCAACGAGCACAGCGCGAAGCAAAAGAGGCAGCAGAACGAGCCGAAAGAGAAAAGCAGGCGGCAATTGAAGCAGAACGTAGAAAAGCACAGGAGGAGGCTGAACGAATCCGGCGCGAGGCTGAAGCAAAAGAGCAAGCCAGAATAGCAGAAGAAAAAAGAATCAAGGACGAAGAAGAGCGTAGAGCAAAGGATAAAGCTCACCGGAAAGAAGTAAATAACAAAATACTTGCTGACCTTATCAAGTTTGGTGCATCAGAAGATGTTGCTAAAAATATCATAACAGCCATCGTAAAAGGCGAAGTATTCGCAACAAAAATAACCTACTAATAAAACCAACATAAGGAACCACCCATGATTTACGCAATCGCGGGAGGCGCTCGCATGGGTGCCTTCCAATTAAATGAATCTTTACTTGAACGAATCACCCGTAAATTACGTGACGGATGGAAAAGAGTTGAGGTCTTATTATGCGCAATGAAATAGCCATTAATCACCAGATGCTTCGTGCGGCACAAAACAAAGCAGTAATAGCCAGATTTATTGGTGATTCAAAAATGTGGCTTGAAGCAAATAAAGCAATGAAATCAGCTATCAACCTTCCGTGGTATCGCAGGAAATGAGTTTTACAGATAACTGGTCAGACGAAGAATTCATTCGTCAGATGAAAGATTTAATCGGTAACGAAGGAGATATTCATGTCACTTGCAACCACAGTGAAGGAGAGCAAGTTACAGAGACGCATGTACACGCAGCAGGCGTTAATGTATCGCCAGAATGGAGATCGTGAAGGTGTTCGCGTATTTTTAAATGCGGCAAAGACTGAAGTATTAAATAAGCGTTATTTCCTTGGGCCGTGTCCATTCTGAGAACAAACATATGAGCAAAGAATTTTACGCAAAACTGGCAGCTATTCAGGAGAACTTGAATGCGCCAAAGAATCAGTACAACTCATTCGGTAAATATAAATACAGAAGCTGCGAAGACATTCTTGAAGGCGTTAAGCCGTTACTGAACGGTCTGTTTTTATCAATCAGCGATGAAGTTGTGTTGATTGGTGATCGGTATTACGTGAAAGCCACGGCAACTATTACCGATGGCGAAAACAGTCATACGGCAACCGCTCTTGCACGAGAGGAAGAAAGCAAGAAAGGAATGGATTCTGCACAAGTTACGGGAGCCACAAGCTCTTATGCACGCAAGTATTGCCTCAATGGTTTGTTCGGCATTGATGATGCGAAAGATGCAGATACCGACGAGCATAAACATCAGCAGAACGCAGCAGCAAAGCAATCAAAACCATCACCTACACCTGAACAGGTTCTAAAAGCATTCACTGACGCAGCAATGCAGAAAAACACCGTAGAAGAGCTTAAACAGGCGTTCGCCAAAGCGTGGAAGATGCTCGAAGGCACACCGGAGCAGCACAAAGCGCAGGACGTTTACAACATCAGACGAGACGAATTAGAAGGAGCGGCTGCTTAATGGCACATTCGATTACAGTAAGACTAAACAAACCCGCAAGAGAGTTTCAGGCCGGGGAAAATATCGGATTCAACATCCGTGCTGGCGTTCAGTATTACGATCGCCAGACAAAAAAGAAAGAATGGACAAACTACAGCGCCGTTGTATTTGCCAAGCCGGGAGCGCAAGCGGATTACTACCGTAGTGTTCTTGTTGAAGGTAGCATTGTAGAAATTACCGGAGAAAACATCAGGGTTGATGTTTATCAGGGGCAAAATGGTCAATCAATCACTCTTGAATTACTGAATGCAAAGATTGGATTTGCAGCTTCAGGAAATGGCCCGCAGCAGCAAAGTAGTAACCATCAGAACACTCCTGTTTACGACGATTCCATCCCATTCTGATTTAGAACAATAAGGATTTAATTATGCCAGCGCCTCTGTATGGTGCGGACGACGTGCGCCGCTGTTCCGGCAATTCCGTATCGGAGGTGCTGGATAAATTCAGAAAAAACTACGCCCGGATAATGTCGCTACCGCAGGAAACGAAAGAGGAAAAGGAATTTCGCCACTGTATATGGCTTGCAGAGAAAGAAGAGCGCGAGCGAATTTACCAGACATCAATCCGACCATTCCGCAAAGCCACATATACCCACTTCCCTGAAATTGACCCGCGCCTGCGTAATTACCGCTCACGCTATGGCGCTATCAGTAATGACTGAGGAATTTACCATGAGAGGACTTGCATACAATCCCGGCATTCTTCCGGCAGAAATGATTATTCGCCAACGCGTAAAGCCAATGCCATCGAGAGAGGAATTGCTTAAGAGAAACTCTTTTCCATCAGTGAATCAAAACAAATATCTGAATGCGATGTGGCGTAAAGGAGGCAAGCAGTGAGCGAAATTAATTATCAGGCACTGCGTGAAAAGGCAGAGAAAGCAACTAAAGGAAGCTACATCGTAGGGCATACATCTGTTAACCAGCACGGCAATTTAACAGGAGTTTTTGTTTGTCAAAAATGGAAAGGAGAACCCGGTGGCGTGATTGCAGAATGTCATGTTAACTGCCTGGTTGAAACAGATGCTCAGGCTTACGCAAACGCTGAATTTATTGCTGCCTTTAATCCAAATGTTGCGCTGGCGCTTCTGGATGAACGGGAAAGAAACCAGCAATACATCAAACGCCGCGACCAGGAGAACGAGGATATTGCGCTTACGGTAGGGAAGCTGCGCGTTGAGCTTGAAGCAGTAAAATCAAAACTCAACGAGCAGCGTGAATATTACGAGGGAGTAATCGCGGATGGAAGTAAGCGCATAGCAGAACTGGAAAAACAATGCGCCGAATGGGAGCGAAAAGCATTAAGCAACTTTGAAGAGTGTGCTGCGATGGCTGAACGTATCGAAGAGATGCAGACAAAATCTGCACCAGATTCGTTTGGCATCATCGGTGAAAATATTCGAACACAGGACAATCGAATAACGTCAGATCCCATGTTTTGTGTGTATCAAAAGCGCGAAATTGTTGTTGATGCTGATTATGACCATGACCGGATTGTCTGGGTTGACGAAGATGGCAATGAAGCCAATAAACGCCATAGTCGTCGTCTCGAGCTACTTCATGAAAACTTTCGAGAGCCACCAGAAAAATGGCGGCGCGTTGCTGTGAAAGATATTGATGAATTCGTTACCTGCTGTTTCACCGAACAGGGTTGTAAAGACTACCTGGCAGTCAATGGTCACAATCTTCGCTTGCCATTTATATATGTAAAAAGCGGTTTCAGGAACGCTGAATATATCGGCATAAGAAACTGGCTTGCTGGCATTCGCATCAAAGGAGAGTGATATGGCGTTAACACACCGCGAACTCTGTCAGATTGCGTACAAGTTCCTTAAGCGCAACGGGTTCAAGGTTTGTTTTCATGACCGCTTTATAGCTGTAACCAGTACCGGAGAACAGCCAGATGCTATGGGATTCAGAAATTCAGCATCATGCCTGATAGAGGCGAAATGTTCTCGTGCTGACTTGTTGGCAGATAGAAAAAAGCGTTTTCGTAAAAATCCGTCTCTTGGAATGGGCGACTGGCGATTCTTTATTAGTGAGCCGGGAATTATTTCAATTGAGGATTTACCACCTGGCTGGGGATTACTTCACGTTGTTAACGGAAGAGTACGGAAAGTACATGGGTGGCCCAAGGGTAATTGCTGTTGGGGTAATCCTGACGATAAGCCATTTACTGGAAATAAGCAGGTTGAATGCGATTACATGTTGTCTGCATTAAGGCGCATGGAGTTGAGAGGGCACCTTAATGAAATATATGACGGTGTAATTGTTAATAAGAAAGAAGGAAACGCGGCATGACCACTATTACCGACAAAGAACTGATTAAAGAAATCAAAGAGCGCATAGGCAGCTTGGACGTTCGAGACAATATTGAGCGCCGTGCTTATGAAATTGCACTGGCATCGCTGGAAGCAGAACCGATAGCGTGGGAATGCGGTGAAAACATAATCCTGTTTAACCCTGACACAGTTGAAGCATACGCAAAACGTGCGGAAATATCACCTAAACCACTATTCTCCGCGCCGCCAGCGCTGGTAGTGCCTGATAAGTTGCCGCGTGAATACAGAAACGGTTGGCCTCTTGCGTATAGTGATTATGCTGAAGGCTGGAACGACTGCCGCGAAGCCATGCTTCAGGGAGATAAATCATGATTAATCGTATCAAGCTGGAGCACATCCTCGAATATGCCAGGCAGCAGAGGCATATTGGTCAGCATTGTAAAATTCCACCAGTAGATATGGTTGAAATCATGGAGATTGCCATGCGCAAGGCTGGCAACTCTCCGGTAACTCCGGATGGTTGGATAAGCTGTAGTGAGCGAATGCCGGAAAAGAATCAGAGCGTGCTTATTTCGGTGAATTTCGATAGCTCTCTGGTTGAGCCGCTAATATGCTCTGCACGCTATACCGGAAGTACATTCCGGCGTGGAGATGTAACGATTAAGCCGGGCAATGGTGTTGAGCAGGTAACACACTGGATGCAGCTACCAGAACCGCCGCAGGAGGTGAAATGATGAATTGGCCTGAAGCATTCACCGCAGTAGGAGTTGCAATAGCGGTGGCATTTATTCTGTATTCGCTTTTCCGCTGGGGATAAAGGAATGTTCGCTCTGATTCAACGTGGTCAGATATACACGGACAGAGCCGGATACCCTGTGGTGATTACTCGCAGTACTCAGCACTCAGTATTCTTTCGGCGCATGGACGGACGCTCCGGGCGGGTACACATTGGTGAGTTCAACAGCCTGTTCGAACATATTGACCGCCAGGAGTACCGCAAAATTCTGGCGGGCACTGAGCAGGAAATGCACCTGAAAAAATTACGCGCAATGCAACGGAGGTGATACATGCATACGGCTTTTGAGTTCTGGGTTCGCAAGACATTCGGCAATCGCTACGACCTGCCCCGTGATGTTGACGGCTTCTACTGCCGTGAAGTTGTGAAACGAATGTTTGACGTGTGGTGCCACTGCCGTGGATGAACGTTTTATGAGGTAACTATGGCTCTCAACATTGATTGCGTACCTATAACGACATGGTGTCGAGATATGGGAGAAACGCTGGATGCCGTTAACAAACGGTTACAACGTGGAGTATGGAAGGAAGGGGTTCAGGTTTTAAATGTGGAAGGCTCCAAAGAACGATGGATTGATTTAACTGAGGTTTCAAAATGGGCGAGAAAAAACAAATATCCTTATCACTCCCAAGAGGAATAACAATTCGTCAATACAAGAATTGCTCTACATTAGTTGTAACCTTCACATATAAAGGGGTTCTTTGCAGAGAACCCTTACCCAGGCTGGAAGCTAACGCAAAGGGGATTAAGTATGCTGAACGGCTTCTAGGAGAAATAAAAAACCAAATCAGTGATGATTCATTCGATTTTTCAAAATACTTTCCAAACTCTAGGAAGCTGGCATTATTTGGAATGGTAAAGAAAAATAAAAGTGTGAGAGATTACCTAGATGAGTATCTGGAAATTTGCAAAAACAGAAAGTTATCACCTTCAACAATAAATGGATATGAAAAATGCGTATCTGCATTATCTGAACTACATAAGCTACATGTTGTTGACCTGACACCAGCAATATTAAAAAAATGGATCTCAAAAAGAACAACAAAACTTAAGACCATAAGAAACAATCTATCATTTTTAAGAAGTGCAGTAGATGAAGCGGTCACTGACGGACTTATAACGATAAATCCTGTAAAACTGGTTAGTGCAAGTAGATACCATGCGGTTAACCATACAGCCAATACTGATGATTATGAAGTGGATCCATTCACACCAGCAGAGGCAACAGCTATCTACAACGCCTGTCTTTATCAGGAATGGAGAAATCTTTTTTGTTTCGCATTCAATACAGGCCTACGAAGCTCAGAATTATGTGCATTGCGTTGGTCTGATATTGATTTTATTGGGCATACCGTTCACGTACAGGTCGCTTCTGTCGTTGGTGTGATAAAAGGAACCAAAACAAAAGCTGGTACCAGAAAAGTTGAATTAAACAATGAAGCTATAATGGCATTACAGGCCCAGAAATCATTTACGATGATGAGAAGTGATTTTGTATTCAGTGATCCAAAAACACGCAAGCCGTGGGCTAATTCAGCTGCGATTCGTAAGAAAGCCTGGCTCCCGACTCTTAAAAAGGCCGGAGTTCGTTACCGCAATCCATATCAGACTAGACATACATTCGCTACACGGCATATCAGCCAGGGGGCAAATTTATTCTGGCTTGCCGGTCAAATGGGACACAAAGGACCAGAAATGCTGTTTAGACACTATGGTTCATATTTATCAGAATATGATGGCAAGACTGCGATCTCAGAAGTAATCTAGCCGCTTAAATATTTCAAAATATGTACTAAGGTAGGACAGAGAATAGACTCCAACTTACACCTGAAATACATAAAAACATCTAGAAATAATATGAAATCTTTTGTTTTTCATATCGTTATGTAACTTGGGTGTTTGGGTTCAACTCCCGCCAGCTCCACCACTTTTTAGTTGTTTGAAGTTCAATGAAGTCTACTAAGCCCACACAGCACAAGCTCTGCGGGCTTTTTTACGTCTATTGTCGTCCAGTGAGAATTGCTGAGAACTACGAGTTATGGCACCCTGAATGGGACCCACTAAGAAGGGTCCAAAAACCGAGGGTCCCAAAATGGCAAAAATCGCTAAGAAGCTCACTGACACTGAAATCAAAAGCACCAAGCCAGCCGATAAAGAAATCAACTTGTTTGACGGTGATGGTCTGATTCTACGAATCGCTCCTTTGGCGAAAGGAGGCAAGAAAAATTGGTATTTCAGGTATGCAGTACCAGTGAGCAAGAAAAGAACCAAAATGAGCCTTGGGACATATCCTCACCTTACCCTTGCAAGAGCCAGAGCCTTACGTGATGAATATCTCTCCTTTCTGGCAAATGGTGTTGATCCCCAAATCCATAACAACGATAAGGCGAAGGCATTAAAGAGTGCTACTGAGCACACTCTCCAAGCCGTAGCGCGGAAATGGTTAGATGAGAAGGTAAAGACATCAGGTATCTCACAAGACCATGCAGCAGACATCTGGCGCAGCTTAGAGAGAAATGTCTTTCCCGGTCTGGGTAATGTCCCTATCAATGAGATCCGACCTAAGCTCTTAAAACAACACCTTGATCCTATTGAGCAACGAGGCGTATTGGAAACTCTACGCCGTATCATTTCACGTCTGAATGAAATCTTCCGGTGGGCAGCTACTGAAGAACTTATTGAGTTCAACCCGGCTGACAACCTTGGTCAAAGATTCAGTAAACCAAAAAAGCAAAATATGCCTGCCCTTCCCCCAAGCGAATTGCCAAGGTTTATGGAATCTTTGACGAATGCGTCAATCCGGTTGGAAACACGTATGCTAATTGAATGGCAATTGTTGACATGGGTTCGTCCGGGTGAAGCCGTTCGCGCAAGGTGGTCTGATATTGATACAACCAACAGCATTTGGAACATTCCTGCTGATTTCATGAAAATGAAAAAGCTTCACAAAGTTCCTTTGAGTAAAGAAGCTTTGCGCATCCTTGAATTAATGAAATCAATAAGTGGGCATAGAGAATGGGTTTTCCCCAGCATAAAAGCGCCTCTTAATCATATGCATGAACAAACAGCCAACGCAGCTATCATCCGAATGGGGTTCGGAGGCGAGCTTGTAGCTCACGGTATGCGTTCTATTGCACGAACAGCGGCAGAGGAGTCTGGTAAATTCAGAGCTGAAGTTCTTGAGGCAGCGCTTGCCCACTCGAAAAAAGATGAAATTATCGCAGCATACAATCGTGCAGAATATCTGATAGAGCGACAGAGTTTGATGCAATGGTGGAGTGATTACGTTCAAGCTCAAAGATCAAATGCTCTGGTAGCCTAAGTATCAGAATAGCTAATATAATCCTGAAGGTAAAGAAAATGGAAACCCTATTCAAAGTTTTTGAAAAATTTAGTTCCAGACCACTTTTTTTTATTTTTTTCGGACTCTCACTTTGTGAATTTTTTCAGAAACAATCTGTTCTGATGAATCCATCAGCAGATAACATCGCGAAATTATTCGCAGCCATGATATTAGTTGTTTTTTTTACTTGGGGATTTGAATGGCTAATCTTCAAGTTCAATGTAAACCTTGAACCTCATGATCAAGGCGATATTGGACCAACAATTGGAACGGCTACTTTAGCTGTATACTTAGTTTATGCCTTTCACTTTCTCAGTGAAAATCCTGAAGCATTAAATTTAAAGTTATTAACTAACTCTGGCTTTATATACAGCACAACTCTATTATTATTCTCATTAGAATGCATGAAGCTTAGAAGACTTAAACAAAAATAAACAACATCATTGTGATGATAAATATAAAATAGGCATGGCGAAAAAAAATCACCACGCCTAAAATATAATAATTATGGTAGCATCATTGATACATAATCCACACCAATCCTTGAGCTATACTGAGACGCTATAGCCTGATATCTTTCTGCATAACCAGTTCTCAGTTGAGATTTAAGTTTGAGTCGGACAGGAACATTTTGCACGTTGCCATCCATATTACTTAAAAACACGGCAGAAATAATATTTTTTTCTTCGCCATCAACTGTTGTTCCATGATTCAACACCACCATATAATCAACAACAGGAAGCGTTTTATCCCCTTCGAAAATAGAGAGATATTTTCTTTGATTTTTATGCATTACATATATATATTTCGAATATTCAGCAAATGGCAATGCTTTACTCTGACTGGCGTTAAAAAGCTCCAGAACTTTAATGAGCCTGTGCGGACTTAATCTTACATGGTGAGGGTCGTTACCCTGAGTAGGAACCAAATCACATGCCGCAGATACACATAAATACCATTTGTTCGACTCTGTATCAAAGAAAATAGTGCCAGTAGAAATATGACCATCTTCAAAATTCTTTGAAGACAAATTCATATTTAAAGCATGATACATTTCGTGATAAGTATCATTATTTGATGGCAGATCCATTTTTGAAGAGCAATATTGGAGCAATGCAGCAACTCCGCTGTTAGCGTATTCATTTGAATAGCTATCAAAAACACTTTTGATAAATTCATCCAGCGTATTATTATTTTTAAGTCTTTGATAAAGCTCTTCTGATAAATTACCAAATACAAAGTCAATATTTCTACATCTAATATCAGGCGAGTCTGATTTTAATATCTCATTTAACCACGCAGCTTGACCGTAATGATCGTTAGCCAAATGATTTACAAAAGATAAAGCCTCAGCTTCGATTGCATTCTGAATTTCAGATTTTATTAACTGATAATAAGATGGTTTCCATTCAATGAGAGAATCATTGAGAGTTTGCCAAATCCTATCTCCATCGTTTTCATGATCATCTTGAACCTTATGAAATAGGGAGACAAAGATATTACCACATTGAATCCATTTTACTCCGCTTTCATCACCCCGAATGACATTGCCAGATGTGTTGCTAGAAATAATTGCATTTCTAGACACAGCATATTCTGCAATCATTTTTGCAATGAAGTTTTTATCCTTTTGATCCTCCAACACAGCATCATCATGTATTAATCTTTTAATTCTTCTACAAGGCTTACTGTCTTTAATATAGGCTATTGTTTCATCTCTTGTGAGAGCTTTATTACCATTATCATTTAAGTTCGGTAATACAACGTCTTCCCAATAACTTTGGACATCTTCATTATCGTAGTCAATGATCAAGCTGTTGATATCCAGAGCACCTTTGAGAGTCGATGATATCTGCATCCAAACCGTTTCTAAATTCTCTCTAGTATATATTACAATCATATTTAAATGATCGGAGTCTTTCAAATCTTGTAATAGTTTAAGTGTTTTATCAGGTGCATTATTATCAAGATGATAATCTACAATAATAAGATCTGATTTTCTAATCCGATCCACATCGAAATTAACAGAACCATTGTCAACATCACAAATCATATTTTTAGATTGAAAAAAGCTCTCAAGAGTAGCGGCTCGTTTAGATGAGTCAATTTTGTTGTAGTCTAAATCAACTTCGTTATTCAACGCCCTGATTGATTCAGAATACGTCAGAAAATCGTCATCAATCATGACAACGGAACGAATTGCATTTTCGCAGAAAGTTTTCTGGACAAGAGAATTATAATTTGCCACTGTCATATTAGAACTCCACTCCATTGAACTGGATCACAAAATTAGCGCCATCTTTTATTAAATAGTTATCGCCTTCATCAGGTTCTAAATACCATATTTTATGATGTGCAACAGCAAGGTTTTCTCGACATAGATACAGACCTACCCCATGTCCATTTGCTCTTTTGCTATAAAATAGTTCAAATAGTCGCGGGATATCATCGGTATCAATTGCCGGACCAGAATTTGCTATGATAACCAAAGAATTCACAAAACCAATCTTTATGAGCCTATTATTTGACAGACTGACCCAATACATTGCATTGTTGATAATATTAGTAAAAACAGGATAGATCCTTGATGGTATATCTGTTATTGCGATTTGCTTAAACTCTTCACTAAATTCAATAGTTATTCGTTGCCGTTCGAAACGCTCCCCAAAGAACTTCAGGACATAATCCATGATATTTTTTCCAGTTATTCTCTGCCTGGATTGATAACCTGATATTTTCAAAGGTGATAAGAAACGTATTTGTTGAGTAAGCGATCTGTGAGCATTTAACGCCAATGAAAAACCAGGGTGTTCTTTTACAGAAGTAGGAAGAGAGTTTAGTCCTCTGGTTACCATAGAATCCATTTCTTCAAGTTCATGAGATATTATCTCAACACTAATACCTAACTGTGCAAGCGCGTTTAAACTTTTAGCTTTTTCTTCAAAATATGAGCGTTCTTCTTCAGATAATGAGAATGCTGAATCTAAGTTTATACCTTCAAATAATCTATCGAGACCTTTTATTATTGATTGATATTTGAAAGTTAGGGTATCAACTGACTCAACATATAAACTATCGAGCAAATTAAACACATTTTCAATTTGTGAATCATTATCTATTGAATCAACAACTGATATAGTTTTAGCATAATAATCACTTCGATCAACCTTTATTTCATCGGCCCATTTTTTTAAAAGAGAATGTATCTTCTCCTCTATCGTGTTATTAAACTTAGTTAGTTTAGAATTAATAATACCTTGATTTTTTTCAAGGTGATTTTTCGCTGACAATGAAGGCTCAAGTTTATTTAATTCAGAATCAAGTTTATTAATTGCTAACTTCATTTGTAGAATATACGCAGAGAACTCATTAAATTTATCTCTGTAGTCTCTATATTTCTCTTCATACATTCCAAGTTTTGGAGGTTTGATAGGCGTTTTAATTTCACTGCGCAACGCATCTAAGTTTGTAAGATCACTGTCTATAATTTTAAGATAGTTTAAATCTAACGAACCATCAGTTTTATCAAGCTTAGTTTTCAGCCTTTTAACAGCCTCCAAGGAAGCATCAAGAACTGGTGTCTGATTCTTCAAAGCTTCTGAAAAACTTTTTTGTGTTGATTTTCGAGCTTGTTGTTGAGCAGATTTTCTTAACTCTTTTTCACGCTTAACTTGTTCTAAAAGCTCTTTACGGTCATCAGAACGTGAACCAAAAAATCTATCAGCAAGTTCAGTTAACAAATTAGATATAATAGTTTTCAGTTCTCTTGCAGCCTGGTTTCTTATGAATCCCTCTCTCCCCGACTTATCTTTCAGCTCTTTATTACTGGATTGAGTAATTCCAATATAACCAAAAATCCTTCTATTAGACCAATAATATCGCCCTGCATTCCATGAACGTCTTTCTTCTATCTGGAAGAAATCATTATCTACTCGACCATAAGGTAATACTCTCAAGCTATCCCTAAAAATCATTAGTCCTGCATACTTTTTGGCCTTAAGATCAAAGTGGGAATGTTCACGTTCAGTATGTGATGTATTTTGTGAAAGGAATTCAAACGTTCCTATCTGAAGCTCAAATGGGCCGACCCCTGCGTGATCCTACCCACGTAATATGGACACAGGCCTAAGCGAGGTTCTTGTTTTCAAATTGTTCCGGACTGAGGCCGCCACACCAACTGTGCCGCCGCCACCGATTGTAATCACATTCGATATAATTAAAC